GCATTATAATCATACACTCTCACACGACCCGTATTTGTAATACTCGGTGTGTAATCGTGATTAGGAGCACCCACTACAACTCTATTGCCATCGGCGGATATAGCTGCCGCCTGCCCAAAAAAGTCATTCGCAGCTGATCCATCTATGTCCGATCCTTTTTGTGTGGTCGCTCCATCTATGGAATACACCCTCACGTGACCGGCGTCTGTTCTCGCGTTGTCCGGATCGTTATCCGGGGCACCAACTACCGCATATTTACCATCTGGTGTGATAGCAACAACAAAACCGGATCCGTCCCCAGTTGCTTCGCCATCTATATCATTTCCATTTTGTAAGTATGTATTCACACCATACCCGTAACCTTTACCGGCATTTAATGCCCAAGAGGGTACGCCACTCACCGTCACTTTTTGATTATTGACAATACACTCTTCCACCGACCTTAATTTTATTTCTATTTCTACCTCTTGGCGATCGATCGCACACAGAGGTATGGCCAATTCTGGATTCCTATAGAAATAAAATGGAATATCAACGAAAAGTTTATGAATACTGCTCGCGACACCCAAATGACTTAATATGGTTGGGTTATTTACACGAAGAGAAGATGTACGGTTCGGATATTTACCTATGAGCTGTTTTAATCCGGTTTGGTTTGTTTGGGTGTAATTTTGTTCGGAATATATCTGAAGATAATCGGATGGTATTCTCTGAATTGTACTTCCACCAATAATGATATCCACATATTCAATCATAGCGTGACCTATAGATTCGACCCATCCCATTCCAGTAGCTGCCGCGTTTGAAATAGGATTCAATTCAACATCCAAACTTATCGTTTTTATGAGATCACCCTGATTTGGTGAAATTCTGTATCTGACTAAAGATCCAAAGTCATGCACTCCCGGTACTTCCATTTGTATAAAACTCTTCGAGTAATTAGAATGTTTTACAAAATGTTCCCGAAAGTAGCTGTAGTGTGGATCTATAGTAAAAAACTTGTCCTGTGGCCCAGTTGTTTCAAGTTGAACTCTACCGGCCATTACTATTACTATAGAGAGCTAAAATTTTAAACCTGCTAAACCTCCATCGATGCGCAAGATATTATAATTCACCGCATATACCTGAACCCATCGCCTGGCTTCAGCTCCCCCTTCGCGTGCGAGCGTGACTGTTAATAATTTGTGTGAAATTCTACTCATATTAACTTGTCCGGTGGGATAAAAAGCACCCGGGTCATCGCTGAATGAATACACTCCAAAATGGGGCGTTATATTTACATTTGTAACACCCAATACCGTAGGAGAATTTACATAATGTAATAATGGTTGTTCATACGTCGAAAATTTTTCGTCCGCGTTTATGACTGGATTGTTATTGAACCGAAGTTCGATGTTTTCAATGACTTCCATAGCCAGGTGTCTGTTTGTGTCGTCATATTCTTCTAACCTTGAAAAGTAAAGTAATTCCTTTACTGGATTTTTGAAATTTAACATGACTGATTTTGTTTTCTGTGCCCCGTCCATGTGGAATTTGGATAATTGTACCTGAGTTATACAATAATCCAGCGGTCGGGACTTGAAGTAATCTCTTTCAATCTCAGAAACGAATACAAACTCTGTATCTAATGAAATTCGTTTAATTTTGGCTACCGGATTTGCCGGAACCGAATCTGTGTGCGTATCTCGGACAATCTTGTTCAATGGTCGAAGTTTTATTCTGACTTCTACTTGTTGTTTCGTGAGAGCACATATAGGAATACTCAAACTCGGATGACGATAAAAATAGAATGGCAAATCTAAAAAGTATGTGTAATCTGTTGTATAACCTAGCAGATTTCCGTGTCCATTTAGAAAATACAATGACTGTGCCACGTCATCATCCGTATTGTTTAATTGCTGGTGCATGTAAATATATTCACCCGTAATGCGCTCTATAGTTTGTCCACCAATCAAGAGATCCGCATATTCTACTAATCTAGTACAAACGGACGGAACATACTGATGACTGTTCCCACTCGCATCAGGGGTTGGGTCCGTTAAATTGATCTTCAAAGTGAAATTTCGAATGAGATCTCCCTTGTTTTGGGGTATTCTGCATTCTATTATGTTATCAAAATCCAAAGTTCCGTCAAACGGAGATTCGATTTGCTCCAGAGCAAATCGACTATGGCGATTATACGATGAGAGGAAATAGGAGAACTGTGGTTCTTCTGTGAGCCATCGGTCCTGGATACCAGTGACCGCTAAATTAAGTCGACCGGCCATCTTACTTTATGTGAGTAAAATTATCCAAATTAAAAGACGCCTTTTATATCAGAATGAACCTTCAACTAAGGAAGTTCAACCCAGCCACTATAAGTGATGACCGGGTCTGTGTTTTTATCGGAAAACGTAACACGGGTAAATCCACGCTGGTCAAGGATATAATGTTTCACAAAAAGCATATTCCAGCGGGTATTGTCTTATCTGGCACAGAGGAAGGGAATCATTTCTATCAGCAGTTTGTCCCTCCGTTATTCATCTACGGGGATTATGACAGGGAAGCTATAGAAAGGGTCATGAATAGACAGAGAAAGTTGATAGGTGCGGGTAAAACAAATTGCGGAGCTTTTATGCTTTTGGACGATTGTATGTATGACAGTAAGTTCCTTAAGGACACGTGTATTAGACAGTGCTTTATGAACGGAAGACACTGGAAAATCTTTTTCATGCTGACGATGCAGTATGTGATGGACTTGCCACCCGCATTGCGCGCCAATGTGGATTACGTTTTTATTCTTCGTGAGAACATCATACAAAACCGAGAAAAGCTCTATAAATCATTTTTTGGAATTTTTCCTTCTTTCGATATGTTTTGTAAGGTGATGGATGCATGTACAGAAAACTATGAATGTCTTGTACTTGATAACACTGTAAAATCGAATAAAATAACAGACTGTGTATTTTGGTATAAAGCGAGAATTAGAACCGGATTTAAAGTTGGAAGTAATCAGCTATGGCAGATTAGTAAAAAGATGTACAATCCACGATATCTTCAGGAGAAGGAAGATGACGCACGCAAGGCATCAAAAAAGATGGGTATCACTATCAATAAAGTAGGAACAAACGGTACAAAAAAGAAAAAGTAAATTATTCAGCACGAATGCGTAATGTGTTTTCGAAAAAAAAGTATCCATAATTTAAATGACTGACATTAGAACCATGAACTTGGGAGATGCCGGTGATGGCATGGTTCCTATAGATACAAAGCCCAAACTGGAACAACCCTCTGTGTCATTTGTAGACGAAAATGTGATAGAAAAAAATGTGAGTCAACAACAAGAAACTACTATGGATTCCACACCGATTGCTGATCTCATGGCTCCCCAACCCGGTGCGGGCCCGAATTTTATGGCTCCCCCGGCCCCGACGGCGGAAGGTCGCTCCCAAGGTGTTTTGCCTTCTATGTCCGCTCCTCAGACCGATGCCGGATTTGCCCAGGAAACTGAAGAGGCTCGTGAGAAGAAGACCAAGAAATCATCGAATAAGAATCCGTTCGGTATGACGGACGATCAAATGTTTGCCGTTGTTGCGGGTGTTTGTGCCGCGGTTGCTGTGAGCAAGCCGGTCCAAGAAAAACTTGTGAGCTCTGTTCCCAAGTTTTTATCGGAAAATGGTTCTAGAAGTGCTATTGGCTTAGCTTCCACTGGTCTTGTGGCGGCTATCGTTTTCTGGGTGATTAAGACGTACGTCATTAAACACTAACGCTAACAACTTGAGCATTACCGACGGGCGATTCCCAGCCCATTTCAGTGTATAATCTGAGACCAAACAATTTTTGGATCGCCAGAGCACTCATGATAAAAGTCATCGAGAATAACACAATTGTTTTCATTGTGCTATTTTTGTCCTTACCGTAGCTTTCAACGTCTTTCTTTTTCACCGGCCAGCCTATCTTAGTGATCAAATAGACCAAGGAAACAGATATGAGAGACGCCATAAAGACAAAACTCTTATTGACAGCAAGACGCGGTGCGCTTGCCACTATATAACGAAGTAGATTAGGAATGATAAAGCCAATCAACCACACGCGTCCGTTAAAGTTTTCGAATCTCGCCGGAAGTGGCAGAGATGGAAGTTGTGTAAGCATGATTACACATGCCCATAAAATAATGGCATGTAATGCGACACCAGTAGATGTAGCCATGTTATAACATACTGAGATTATTTATCCTGGACGTGTTTTCCACAGAATTCTGTTTTCTTTGTGATTCTCTTATATATTCCTAATTTCTCGCATATAGCCCGTAATTCCACAAAATTTTCCCAGAATTGTTCTGAATGTTTATACTCTTTAACCGTGCTATGGGCTAACTCGTGAATTAATACATGGAATATTTCATTTGGGTCACCGTCTATACAAATACCTATATCCGAACCCTTACTCACATTATACCCTATAGCACCGGACGTTCTAGTCATCCCGGTAAGGGGGACTCTCGTCGTGAGCATTTCAAATTTCTTATTTTTTGTTTCTATCAAGTGTTGTCGGAGTTTTTCATATTTCTCCTTAACGATTCTCAAATTTTCTGGTTCCCTGGTGCTGAATAATATTAACACATTGACAACTGCGAGTATAATCCACGCAATCATGTCTAATATTATTCAAGATTATTATATAACAGAACTCCGCCTATTTCTAGTTGTCTTCTTTATATCTCAGTTTGGTAACGGGAATGTGAGACAATGAAGTATTAATCTCTTCTTCGATACTATCGGCTTCTTTTTCAAGACGATCGGCTTCTTCTTCGAGAAGAGTGATTTCCTCTGGCGGTACATATTCCAAGCGTAACATTGATTCGAGACTCTCTTTTCTATACATGACAGCGTCTCGTTCTTTATCGATGTCCCATGCCGCAAGCGGACCATCCGAGGCCTTCCAATTCTTGTTTTCGTTTATTCGTCGCTGTTCATCCTCGTCCCAACTTTCCTCGTCGGTCATTGTCAATGCCCGTGTTATGATTTTTGATACACGTCGCCCCCTTCGTCGTGGTGATTTCATGGTCAGTTTTCCTGCTATGGATTTCTGACTAAGATTAATCATATCTATTATTGAACATTATTTTTTAATCTTTAATACCGACTATCACAAACGCCGGAATACAGGTTCTTCTTTCCCCCATTCTGGTATAAAATGAGGTGTTACGTGATTGTAACGTTTATGTATCCTTTTGATAACTTCATTCGTATATGTCCTCAATTCTTCTAACGTTTTAATTACGTATAATTTTTGTGTAGGATCTACAACGTATTGTCTTAGCAAATCACCCGCGGTATCTATGAACATTCTGAATATATTTATAGTGTCCTTATCCTTACATATACTCTTATCTGTTTGTTGTAGCATTTTTTTGAAATGCTCCTCCGATAATTCTCCTAACATGTATGAGATTCTACTATAAAAAAACTCTCTATCTTCATCTAAATCTTCGGCATTTAGCCATGTGACTCTTCTCTCAAAATGTTCCAATAAATTACTCAGTTCTGCCATTTTGAATACGTCGTTACGATATGAAATATGGAACTTAACAATGGATTGATTCCATCTTTCATTATTTTGATCATGACCAAACGAGGCAAAATATCCCAGATCCGTTTCTACTTCCCTTTCCCATATCTCCCTAAAACTCGGACACCCACCACACGGTATATCCTGATTATCTCTATTGTTATTGAGTCTAAATTCTAAAAAGTGAGGATTGTGAATTCTTCCCATTTCTACATTTCCCGTTTCCCAGTTATACGCAGTTTTACATTTTGGACACCACATCTGCGAACACCCACTTAGCTTTTGGATCATTTCCCCACACGCGGGACAAGGTTTAGTATCCTTTGCTATTAATTTCATGGTTTTTACATCATCCGGATTACATTCGTGACCTTCGATTATTTCGGCATTACATTTTTCACAGAATCGTTTTGTACAAATACCACAATACCATTCCTCATCTAAAAAACCTTTACATTCGCCGCTTGGACATTTACGAACAAATTTTCTACCCGAGTCTTCGCCATCCGAGGGAGATAAACCTTGATTTCTTAATTCATAAAGTCTATCTTGTAAATCGTGTAATTGCGGAACCAAGGACTGCATTTCTGGATTTGTCATTATATCATCATCCGGTTGAATACGAGTATGTATTGACATACCCACTGATCTTTGTATATCCATTATTCTTTCCTTAATTTGGCGTATTTTTCTCCTCATAGTTCTCATTTGAATTATACGCTCAACCATGGGTTGCGTTTGTGGCATGAGTAATTTCTGACGTTCGAATAATGTGGATTCTCTGTGTTTTTTCAGGTCGTTGTGTCGGAATTTACGAGTACAAAAAGAATCGATAAATTCTCTATTCCATAATTTTTTACAATTCATGCAATGTGGATCATCAACCAAAGTTAGTAAATATGTTTGGGAACACGTCCTACAAGAAACCAAGTCACAATAAGGGCATTTTACCTTTTTGTGAATTGTTTTATTTAGTTTTTCGCAACAGATGTCGCAACATTCTGGCTCTTCTTTAACCGAAGGCATTTAATTATACTATATCTAAAACTTTAACCTAGATGCGATCAATATCATCGCCAGTATTATTCGTTTAATCGGTTTTAATTTTCTACACGTTTCTCTGGATTCTGCCCGAGAATTTGCTCGTATTTCATCCATGTGTCTATTTCGGAAGTGTATGTCATCGCTAACGCTGTAGGTTCTAGTCCATAACTCTTGGCCATCCATTTGGGCTTTCATTGTATATTCATGGGTTCTAATTTTGGAGGGTTTGTATGATGGAATGTACATTTTAGAATGTTTGTCATATTGTGCGGGCGGGAGTGTGATTTCAACGTTTTTCGCACGATCTCCTTCTTTTATGGTTATATCAACATTTCCGGGACCACCACCTATTCCCGCACCAGAAATTTTAGAGCCGTGTATTTCTTCTAATTCCATATGGACTGTATAACGACTATGATTATACATTCTAATGGTACCAGATTCACATATTTTAACGAAACAACAGGAAGTACTAACAACTCCTGGTTCCGCGTCGTAAGCCTGGCGTGCAATTTTCAGTGCCTCTTCCTCGCGCTGTTTCGATATCGGAGACCATCTATTTTTGTTTGTACCGGATAAATTACGCAACATACCACCCCGAAGACGAAGAACTAAGTGTAATGTACTTTCCTTTTGGATATTGTAATCCGCTAGAGTTCTTCCATCTTCAAGTTGCTTTCCCGCAAAAATTAAACGCTGTTGGTCTGGTGGTATTCCCTCCTTATTCTGAATTTTCGCCTTTATATTGTCAATCGTATCCGACGATTCGACTTCCAGCGTTATTGTCTTACCTGTTAGTGTCTTCACAAATATCTGCATTTTAATATAACGTTAGGTTTTTATTTACAAACCTAACGTCTTCGACGACTCGTTGATTTTTTGGATTTTCCCCCTGAGGTCGTTCGCACAGACGCACTTCTTTGTGTGGGTCTGGATTTTGTCGCGCTTGTTCTTTGAGCGGGCTTTGCCGATCTCAAGGATGCGCGTCTTTGGTCGGATTTTACTTTGGCGACTTGCTTCTTTTTGTTAGCTAAAGCCGCTCTAGCTTTGGCAGGATTTGTTAATGCATCCTTCTTTAATCGGCTCGCATTCTTTGAACCAATATTACCCGCACGAAGCGCCGAATTAATTTCACGCGTCACTGTTTGTCTCTCCGCATCGGCTTTTTTCTTTTCCTGTGCCAATCTCGCCTTTTCGGCCTTATCCTTTTCTTCTTTGATGCGTTGAGCATCTCTTGTTTTGGAATTGGCAAATACACGAGCGGGATCTTCTCCCTTTTCCAGACGCGTCATGAATTCCTTTCTATTGCCACGAGTTAAACCCTTCATACTTTGGAATTGTTTCGCCGTATTGCGTTTGAGTTTATCCAAACGTTCTTTCTTCAATTTCGCTTCCGCTTCTTCCTTTTCTTTCTTTGCCTTTGCCTCCGCCATTTCCTTTGCCTTTTTCTCCTTTTCTAATCTTTCAGCTTCGGCCTTTTTCGCATTTTCACGTTTCTTCGTCACTATAGCCGTGGCTTCACTCAACAATTTAGCGGAATCTTCGCCCTTATTATATCTCGCGACAAGCTTTTGTCTATTCGCGCGCTCAAGATTAGTCATGTCTTGAATACCCTTGACAAATTTCTTCTTCGCATCGAGCTTTTTCGCGTTAGAAGCCTTTTTCGCATCTATAATTTGCTTCTTAACAATATCACGTCGCTTCTTGATATCATTCACATATCTCAACACCAATGTCAGGTGTCCTTGTTTATCCTTCATAGAGAGATTTGCCTTCATAATTTCACCTTCTAATTGCTTCTTTTCGGTCAAAAGACGATCCAATTCCTTGAGTCTCTTCATATTCGTGGCTAAACCAACTTCCTTTTCCCAACCTCGCCGCCATTGTCCAGTTTTACCCGGAATGTTACGCACGATTCGGCTCTTAAGGGCTTCTCTAGTGGGTTGAAGCGCCTTGTTTGCCGCTTCTTTAGCTCGTTGTTTTCGGAGAACTTCCGCATTTTCCAATATCTTTGTTGCGTTTATACTGGCGGTGGTTGCGTTGGTCTTGTTCATTCTATTCATAAACTTCTTTCTATTCTCTCTTTCGAGTTCTTTCATAGATTGGAGTTTGGTTGCCACTCTCTTTTGAACGGCAACTACCTTCGCTTTACGGTTCGCCTCTTCTTTTGCCTTATTATTGGCCTCCTTTTTCGCTTTGAGTCTGGCCTCTTCCTTCGCCTTACGGTTCTCTTCCT